CGAAAGACGAAAGATAGGGTGTCGAGTTATGGCTAAAATAGAAACATCAGGCTACAAAAAATTCTGGCCTTTAAGAGCCTTTGAGGGCAGAAGGCCGGACGGTTCCAAAATAACGAGCGAAGTTTACCGGGATATGACCACTGGAGAGATACACCGTCCTGTTGATAAGGATGGTAAATTGGCAGGATGGTATGGGGAACCGCCGCCGTTGCCTCTTGGTGAAAAGCCAGTCCAGGGTAACAGTGAGGAATATTCAGAAAGATACGATCTTGTCAAATGGGATGGGGGAAGGTTTGTAAACGGGAAATGGGTGAAAAGGGGATAAATGGATAACGTATATTTTATTGAAAAAGGGCGGCAATTAGACTTATTGCCAAAAGAGTCTATTTTATTGGCAATTATAAAAAACAAAATTGCTGATTTATTTAAGATTAATTGTCATTACAATTCAAGGTTTATATCTGGTTATTTATCTGCATCTGAGCATTTAGGTGATATCAACGAGCTGATATTTTATCTTGAAGATAATATGCCTAAACATAATCCATTTCGAGAAAGAGCAATAATGCAACTTAATGGATTTAAGGAGTATCAAATAATAAATTTACAGAAGAAATTAAGTTGATAAATGAGTGATTTCGCTGAACAAATACTGATTGCAATTGTGCGAATACTGAAGTTTTCTGCGGGTGTTTTTGATGCGATATTGAAGAAAGAGAGGGAGGGGTAATAAAAGTTAATGTCAAAAGATGAGTATGAGGATGATAGATTTACAGGAGTTTGCCCAACATGCTGTCAACCGTTTTATAAGGAAGTGTTTGAAGCAGCTAAGGCATTTATTGATAGTCATGTTGCCGATCCAGACATAACATTAGAAATGGTTGAAAAATATTCTAAATACAAAAATGCATTGGAAAATTTACAAAATCAGAATAGGTCTTAAATAATCATTGACATTAATAGGAGTTGCTGATAACCTAAATAGGTAAAATCTATAAATAGGAATTTTTATGGAAGAAAAGATTTGTCCAATTTTCATGTTGCTGTCGGCTCACGTTAAATCAACGGACAGTCCTGAAGCAATTAAAAGTATTATTTTATGTCAGCGTGAAAAATGCGCATGGTGGAATAAATTTTATGATGGAGAGGGTGAATGTGTTATATTTTCATTACGAGAGATTCCTGATGCTATGTCTATATTCTGAATAAAATGAGAGATTAAAACTAAATAATTAGCAACCAAACTTTGTCCTGCCCGTAGCACAAGGTTTGATGCAGATCCCGGCATTTTTAGCCCGCTTCTGATGGTTTTCAAACAATCATTGGAACGCGGGTTTTTTAATGGAAAAAACAGATGTTTTCGACAAGATAAAAGAGCGCATAAGTGCTTTAATTCGCGAAAAACCTGAAAAGTTGGCCATAGACGATCAGGAATTAAGAGAACGCGAATCCGCAGCCCAAAGATACGCCGGAGAAGACGAAGCCCATTTTATAGCGTATGGCAATGACTGTATTGACACTTCGGTCAAGGCCAATATAGACCTTCGAAGGATTCAGAAAGAATGTTATTCAGTTTATAAGGAAGAAGCGCCTGCCAATTATGCCAAGAAGGAAAACTGGCAATCCAAAGTTATAATCCCTAAGCCCTTCGGGTCGGTCCAGACCGCAATGAGCGCAGTTAGAAAGGCGTTCTCCCCTAATTTTCTATCCGTACAGAACGAAAACAACGAATTAGCCGCTGAATTTTGGGAAAAAATGATGGTCCACCAATTGAACGAGGATCACGCCAATTTCTCAATTAAGTTCACTGACGCTACTGGTATGGGCTTTGCCGTTGGTCAGTCCCTTGAAATGATTCCCGTTTGGCGAAAAGACAAAGGTCTTGATTATATCGGAGTTGAGCCCTGGAAGATTCACAGGGATCCGGATGCCGCCGCCCGTAACTCTCAATCCGGAATGTATTGGATCCATCAGGAATATATTGACCTGTATGTTTTAAAAGAACTGGAAAAAACGGGGAAGTATAGCCAGATTGACAAGATAGGAGAAAGTACCACTCCAAAAGACGAAAACCTGTCCAAAGAAGAAATCGCAAAGCGTAAAAATAAGATTTACCAGCGGTCAAAATTCCGCAAGGCCCCCCTTGTGTCAGAGTTTTGGGGAACGATTCTCGATTCCAAAGGGAATATGTTGCTCCCGAACTCGACTTATACGTTTTCAAACAGCGTTGTCATAGAACCCCCCAGGATTACGCCCTATAACACCTTGAGGTGGCCAGGTATTTCCTTTTCCCCGATTCCTGATTTCCTTGCCTATGAAGGCAGGGGCCTTCTCCATGGGATACGATCCTTGTGGGCATTCATATGCTCAGTCATGTGTCTTTACAATGACAATCTCAATTGGGTTGTAAATCCAATGACCGAAATAGAGATTACAGCCCTTGTGGATCAGGACGATATCGACACTTACCCCGGCAAACAATATTTAACCAGAGGTTCCATGCAGGGTAACCAGGTGGTTAGAACCGTTGAAAGAAAAGCCAAGACCGCTGATGTTCTATCCGTTGCAAAATATTACGAAGAGCTATTTGATAGTGGAACGTTCGTAACCCATGCCCTTAAAGGCCAGGTAGAGAAACGGGAAATTACGGCCAGGGAAGCCGCCCAACATTTAGAGCAATCCATGGGTGTTTTCGGGCTTATGGGTGAGAACATCGAGTACGGCGCCAGAGAAGCAATTAAGGCCGGTATGGAAACGGTGGTTATTAACGCCGGTCTTAAAGATATTGTAGAAAAGTTTGGGGAAGAAGTTGCTGAACAGTTTATAGATTTGGAAAGTGATACCGGAATAAGCCTGCCGGAACTAAACGGCAGTTTTCATGTAAGCGGGTTGTCGGCCATCCTCAAAGACAACGAAACCATGCGTAATATCCGGGAAGTTATTTTACCCCTTAAGGCCGAAGGTTCTGCTTTTGCTCCATACATCAAGACTTACAATACATTAAAATCCATAGAAGAAAGAATCAATATTAAAGACGAAGGCATTGTTGTTACCGAAGATGAAGCAAAACAAATCGATGATGCAGAGCGTCAACGTCAGGACATGATAGCACAGGAACAGGCCAAAGCCATACGCGAAGAAGCGGAGCAAAAAAGACAACTGCATGATGAAAAAATGGCCAAGATAGAAAAGGACAAACAGAACCTTGACGTTAAACTCGTAGCCGAATTGAACAAGGACGATAAGGACAATAAGGACAACAAGGACAAAGATGCCAAATAACCCGTTAAGCGCACCGGGACATGATGTAGATATCGAAACCGGTAATCCCATGGAAATGGAAAGAGAAATTGTTGCAAAGCGTCGTATCAGGAAAATAGCTGAACGAAGTCAATCTCTTATCAATGAATTGTCTGACGACAGAGGCGTATTGGTTGAACAGCTTATGGCTCTTTACGTTGAGCGCATAAATCAACTTATTGCCGGAGATGCCGAATGTCAGGCGTATGAAAAGTTAATGGGTACAATTAAGCACACCGTAAGCATTGGCAAGAAAATCGTGGAAGACAGAGCGAAAGGACTTGTCAATCTATAATCTTCGGGCCTGAAAAGATACCCCGGAGATATAAAGGAACCCGTTTTATCGGAGAAGCGGATACTTCCAGACATCCGAAAGGAGAATGAGAAATGCCGGACACCCAAGAAAAACTTTTATCAGTAGAGGAGGCCCAGGAGAAGATCAGGGAAGAAGCTGTTTATACCGGTAAAGTGGATACGGATAAAACCCCCACAGAACAGGAAATCGAACAGAAACGCCTTGATGACGAAGCCGAGGAAAAACGCCTTAAAGAAGAAGCCGAACTTGAAGCTCAAAAACTTGACGAAGAAAAAGAAGCAGAGGAGAAAGCTAAACGTGAATCGGAAGCCGAGAAAGAAGCCGAAGCGGAAAAGAATCGTAAAGAAGAAGAGGAACGGCTGGAAAAAGAGCGGATAGAGAATGAGCGTATTGAAAATGAACGGATTGAAGCCGAAAAATTCAAGTACAAGTCTCACGAAGAAGCTGAAAAGGCTGCAAAAGAAGCCGAAAGAAAAATGCATGAGGCAACAACGCAAGCCAAGAAGCTGAAGGAAGAGATCGAGGCGATAAATAAGGAAACTTCTCAGGCGCTTAAAGACGGCAAGATCGACAAGAAGCAGGAAGGAACCCTAAAAAACGTATTCGTGGATATGCTGAAACGCATAGACGATCTTGACGTATCCGATGACAATTACCGGGAAGAACTTGCCGCTATTTGGGCAGAAGGTCTTGGTGAGGGTTATTCAATACGGGACAAAGAACGAGACGAAGCATTAAAGGTGAAACGGGCTGAAGAAGAATCGAACAAAAGTATTTTGAATCAGGCGAACACTTTAGCCAAAAAAGCCGGGTTGGATATGGATTTCATTGCTGATGAAAATGGAAAACAGATTTCAACCGTGGATTACGACCTGTTTTGGGCCACCGTCGCAAAGTCTGAACTTGTTGGCGATACTCCTGAAGAAAGAATTGATTGGGTGATCAATGAAGTAAAAGGCAAGAGATCGAAAGACAAAGAGGCAATACTTAATCAACAAAAAATTCTGAGCAAAAAAAGTGAAGAATCTCAGAATAAAAATAAGGTCCTTGAAAAGGGGATAACGGTAGCTACGGACAAGAAACTTAAAGATGTGCATCCATTATCCATCACAGAAGGTTTATCGAGGATCGAACGTAGAATATAAGGAGCTATTATGCCTGCACATAACTGGACGTATGATGCTGATATTGGCGTGTTTAAAAACCACTTTATGAGCAATGAACTTTTACTGACATCATTGGGAGCCTGTAAGATAGTTCCCTTTACCAGACCATTTCCGGGTGTTGGAAACACCGTAAAGGGCCAGGGTGAAACCATTAACATCATGCACCTGAACGAATTGGGTGATCCCACAACCACTCAGCTTGAGGAAGAAACCAGAATTCCGATTGACAAGCTGACCCTTGGGAACCGGACGGTAACTTTGGTCGAGTTTGGCCGAGGTATTGAGTATAAAAACCTTGCCGAGCAACTTTCCAAATTCAAGCCTTCGGATTATTTGCAAAAGGCTTTGATCAGGCAGATGGAAAGGGCGCTGGACACAACTGCAGCAACCGCTTTCAAGCATACGGATGTGAAGGTTTGTTTTATTCCGACCTCGCTGACCGGTGGTACTTTCGATACGGACGGAACTCCGTCAACCACGGCAACCGCGAACCTTACCTTTGACCATATGGGCGTACTGGCCGATTACATTGCCGGTAATATCCATGTTCCCCCGTTTGAAGGTGATGATTATATCATGCTGTCTTGCCGGAAGACTCTAAGGGGCCTGAAGCAGGATACCCTTTGGCAAAGTGTTCATATGTATCTTCAGAAAGGTGATCTGTTTTTCAAGGGCGAGGCCGGAAAAGCTGAAAACATCAGATGTGTTCAGGTAGATCGAGAAGCCGCAATCTCCAATACGGCGGGTGCTTCAACGGTTCTTGGCGAAGCGATTGTATTTGGTGATGAGGCCGTTGGATACGCCGAAGCCGAAAGTCCTCAACTTTATGCCAGCCCGAATTATCAAGATGATTTCGGGCGTCGAAAAGCAGTTGCCTGGAGAGGAATCTATGTTTTCGGTTCGGTGTGGGATTCGGCTGATGACGGGAAAGCGAAGATAATTAGGATTACAAGCGCCTAAAATTTCAATATGTTACGAAATATTTTGGCTATACCATCATACATCGAATTGATTTTGTACGTAGGATAGCAATAACACTTTAACCCCGAATATTGGGTTGACTGATATTCGGCATAACTAAGAGTGGGTGACACTCTAAAGGAGAAACAAAATGATAGGACAAAGAGTAGTATTGACCCCAAGGTATTCGACAGCCGAATTAGAGGCTAGCGGTATTGACTTTAACGCCGATTCCGATCAGGCATGGTTTGACATTCCGTTCAAGTGTAATGTTCTTTATGCGGGCGTTACAGTAACGGTTGTTATTGCTTCTGATGATGCTGTTGTTAAGTTTGACAGGCAAAACGCAGCCGGAAGTGCTACCGGACGAACTGACGCAACCATCGCAGATATTGTTGTTCCTAACGAGACTGCGATTGGAACTTTTGTTTACGATAAGGTTGCACAGGATTCATTAACGGCTGCTGCCGCTGCCCTTCTTACGACAGAAGCAAATTGTCAGGCAGGCGGTGGGTATTGGGACAGCTCCGCAAGTCTTTGTAAAAATCATGCTTACGGAGAACTTCAGCCGGGCAATCAGGTTGTTGTTCAGGTATCTGCCAGTTCTGCTACCGGCAATGCAGTTCCAATACTCGTAGTTGAAGTAGCCGAAGAAGTATTTGGCAATTTGGATAATGTTTTGGAAACAGCTTAACCCCATAACTCCCTAACCCCGAGGGGTGTGTAAAAGCATCCCTCACATCCTTAACGCCCCGTAGGGGTATGAAAGATAATGGAGGATTTTTAAAATGACTGATCTTGCTTATACCGATGTAACAGTAACGCTTAACACAAGAGACAGGCATGT